TCCTGCGCCTGTTCTCTTAAGGCCACACGATTTCTTTCTTTGACTGCTTCCTTATCTTCTTCTGACATATCATTTGTAAAAGGTTCAAGTTTTGGCTTCTTTGCTCGGATATTCATTATATCCGTTAATTTTAACCACTTCTGCACTGACTTACGAATTTTATTAGTCTGTGTCAAAAATTCTGTAGGCGTACAATTTGCTAAATTCTTCATACTCACATACTCCTTTTTATACTCATGCTGCCGCAACAGCAGTAATTACGATATCACCGCTTACACTTGCAATAGATATATTACCATCATTATAAGCTGTTGACGTTATATCTACGCCACCCATCATTACAACAACGGTCTGAATAGTCATATCCGTTGCCGGTGTAAGTGTAGCTGCAAACGCAGTGCCTTCTGTAATGAACTGATCTGCAAAATCAGACGTTACATTAACTAGATTCTGTGATACCTTATAGATATCCTCATCTGAATCTATTTCAATGTCGTAAATTTCCATTGGCACATCATCCTGATTATCAAGTGAAAAATGTCCTGTCAATGTCATTGCGTTAGTTCCCTTGCCATTTTTGGTTGACTGAATGGATAAACCGCCTGTCGATAAAGCATTTTTAAGTTTAATTGCGTAAGCGCCGCCATTTGCTTTATCTCCTACCCACCATACATCTTTGAAATCAGACTGCTTTAAGTCTCTTCTCGGCACTACTTTGGTGTAATTAGTGCCATTAGTTGTCTCAGAAGCACCAAGCGCATATGCTGTATTTTCTGCATTAAATTTTATTGATGTAAAGCCTAACGTACAAGTCCAGTTATTAATTTTCTTATATTCCTTCATGTTATTAGGAACGTTGTCAACATCCTCAGCTAAATCTGTAAAGTCAGGCTGACAAACAGGATTGACGCCGCCTGTTGTCGTTGCGATAATGTCTTCACTATCAGGTCTTACAGGATTTGCCGGATCAAAATTTGATAAAATGACACCAGCATCAACCTGAAGTGTATCGAAAGCATCTTCGCTAACTACCGTAAATCTTCCCATTTTTTTAACCTCCTATTAGTATTCCGTTAAGTATTCAACGGTTAAATTTATATACATTCTTCGTATATCAGGATTTTCATCTGACATACGCTGTGCAAAAGGTGTCCCTTGTGTTATATACAAGTACCCCTTATCAAGTTTTATTATTTTAGATTGCCCTATGGTTTCAGCTATCTCATCGGATTTCTTTTGAATATTCTTCCATGACGTTTCATGGTACCACAGTGAAGCATGCAGTGATACATAATCTTCAATCGCCCCTGTCGCTACATTATATGTGATATAAGGCATTTGTGCGTTCTTCGGGACCGTGTTTTCGTCATAAGCAAAAAGGCCGAAGGAATTCCAAAACGAATTAAGAGCCTCAGCTTTATTCATCTTCTATCCCTCCTGCCAATGTATATTCTTCCGCATTCACCTGCCTCATGTTAAGTGTTGCAGACTCAGGCGTTTTGCGATCATCACTGTTAGTTGTTACCCTAAAGTACTTCCCGTCAGATAACCTCTTAAAAACGTCTCCAAAGGCTAATTTAAGGACTTTTTTTGTTGTGATGGTGTATAAGTCCTTTACACCCTGTTTTTCGGCTGTACGAGCCTGTAGTGAAGTATCACGCACTATTGCAGCATCAAACTCAGCACCCGGAAAATAAGTGGTGACGAAACCGCCGTATCCATCAGCAGCAGTTCTTTTGTCCATCATTATACAATTCTCCATCGATTGTGATAGTAAACTCATATACCTCTTATCCTCCTAAATGAGTTAAGTCTTGCCTTGAATGCTCCTTGCCATGTGTTAGCACCCTTGCCTGTATCATTAGAACCCTTTGTGTAAGAATATCCACCGAAACTTTCAGAAGTAAAAGGACTCATGGCAGCAGAATCTACACCGCCATTTTTCTTTTGCCACTCTTCAATATCCGAAACCAAAGCCACAAAATCGACAGGAAAAGCCAAAAGCCATATTGAACCATTAAACGTTTCATCATGTAGTTCAGTTGCAGGGAAATTGAAAACACCGTCATTAAATGTACTACCAACAATTCTGAAATATTGACCGTCTTGTATAATAAAGGGTTGATTGTTAACAGTTAATAGATGTTGTGGTATTAACAACTGACCGTCTCTTATCTCAAAATTACCGAAAGCCATATCTTTTTTAAAATAATTGTTTATTTCCCTGCAAATCTGATCGTACATATTATTTCTCCTTCTTTGGCTTTACTGTTTTTGGCTTTTCGGCAATCTCTTCAATAACTGGCTTGCCATGATTAGTTTTATCGCTTGCGAGATATTCTAATCGCTCTTTGCTTACAGTTAATCCCTGTCGGGGAAATTCATCCCCGACAATGTAGATATGATTATTATCCTGTAAGTCTCCGAAAGTTTCTACGACTTTATACATGGATTATCACTCTCCTGTTGTGATTGTTCCCTTGACTACGCCAGATGCGTACTCAACAAGGAACTGAATACCACTCATAACAAGTGATTCGATCTGTGCTCTCTCGTTGTTCTGATAACCAGAATTGATTCCGATATAACCGAGCTCATCAGCTGTAAGTTTGAAAGCATCTGCTAAATCTCCATTCATTGTTAAGTAGTACATAATGAAGTTTTCTTTTGCTGTTGCAACGAAAGTACCCTGCGTAATGCGGTTTGACATGATAACGGTTCCAAGACCAAGGAAGTCTTCGATATAGTTCATGCCGAATGCAGTCTGTGTGGAAATAGTTGCGCTGCCAAGGTAATTAGCAACATCAAGCGGATTAACGAAATAAACCGCCTGTGCAGTATCATCTTCAAATAATACCTGCAACTGACCCCATGCGTTAGCAAGTGCAGCCTGTAATCCTACTCCTGTAACTGTTGTTGAACCTGTGATTGTTCCGTTAAGGAAACTAAACAAATCAGATCTAACTCCGTTCTGTACAAGTGAAAGAAGCTTTGCATCTGTCTGTACTACTGCTGTGTTGTAGCCTGACTTCTTGATTGCTTCTGCGGAAACACCTTTTCTCCACTTCTTGAGTGTAATCTCTCCAACAGGTGTCTTTGTCTGCTCAATCTCTGTAAGTGGGATAACCTCTCCCTCACCTACTAATCCATTGTTAGCAAGCTCACCACTCATTGTATAAACATACATTGTGGTGCCTTCCTCCATAGGAATCTTACGTGTTACACCAAGCGCTTCAATGAGTTTTGCAAGGCTTGAGTGTGTAAACTGCTGTACAAAGTCAATCTCACGAACTCTCTTGAGATCCTCTGCCTTAGTTAAATTCTCTAAAGCTGGCATTTTTCATCTCTCCTTTTACGTTAAAAATAATTCTTTGTTTTCGAGCATGGCCTGCTGTCTTTCCACAGTATCTTTTATGGCCATAATCTCCTCTTTTGTTTTCTTTCCTGCTCCACCGTTATTAGTCGGAGGAGTAGTAGTATCAGCACCCCTAGTGCTACTTTTCACAATAAAATCTTCCCACTCTGAAGCAAGGCTTTTCTTAAGATCGTCAATACCTTCAATATTACCTTCAGCATCAAGATTGATTGACTCAATATCAGATACCCTTACTACAGCATCAATGCGCTTTTCAGCTATACCGATATCCTTCAACAACTTCTTAAATGCTTCTGTCTTTGTGGTTTTAGACTTTTCAGCCTCCACATTCTTCTTATAGTCGCCAAACTCTTCCTTGATAGCATCATATTTGACCTTCCAAGGATTTTTGTCGCTATCTTTTTCAGCATCTTCAATCTGCTTAAGTGCTTTATCCAACTTCTTCTGAATGTCCGGCACCTTATCAGCCTCTGTCTGCAATTCGCCCATCTTTTCTTTGAGAGCATCTACAGTCTCAGTGTGTGCCACAATAATCTCATCAACCTTATCGGCCTCAATACCCATTGCAGCTAAAAATTTTCTTGTTAGTGCGATAAGTCATCACTCCTTTTCTTAAAAACGATACTTTGTTTCCAGAGTATGCCCACAAATATGCAAGCATTTTATAGACTTAACATAACACTTAACCCACTTTTTTGCAAGCATTTTTTGTTAGTGTAGGTTAGTGTAGTAATTATCTACATTTTCAGAAAGTATTTTTGTTTTATAATACTTTTTTATATTTACTTTCTGTTTATGTAGTTAATATCTACACTAAAGAAGTAAATATATATATAAATATATATAAATATATATATAATATAATTATAATATAGCAAAGAACAAATGTTCGGTAAAAAATAGGCTTTGGTAAAATTGCACAATAAAATCGACACTTTTCCGAACAAATGTTTGCATAAAAAAAGAGTGGCTATAAAAACCACTCAATTTTTTAAGTTCTTTTCAATTATATCCCGGTATTCATCCAAGTGCCCTGTGATAGCAGGGCGTAAAAATCCTCTTCCATTATTGGCAGCCTTTCTTTTACTTGAGCCTAATTCCTGATACACTGCATACTCAACATTGGTGCCGATATAAACTGCATCCTCTGATACCGTGTGAGAAATACTGTTCCTTAAGCGCCCTGTGTCAACCGGGCATAAGTCCTTGGCATATCTCTCAGCGACTAAACCAAGCAAATTAAGTATCATTGCTTCTTTCTTGTCAAGTTCTCTTTCCACCTCTGCCTTGTGGCTTGTTACTTTTATTTGCATTAGGCATCACCTCCGATTTGAAAAATAATTTTTCCAAAAGATATTTTCTCTATCAAAAATATCTTTTTCTTGAGATGTTAGATTTTGTGGATAATCTTGAAAAAGGTTATATTTTTTATTTTTATCAAAGCTGAATATAAATTCCCCTTTTTGTTCATCTCCATTATCTAACCACCATATTTTGTCATTATCATTGTTTTTATACCAATTATTTTGTGCCACCTTTTACTCCTTTCTTTTGTTTATCCGTAGCAGTGTTAATATATCCCATCATTTCTTTAAACTCTTCCGTAGGGTTCATTGTATCAATATCGACAATTGTAATGGTTTTTCCATTAACTTTTTCATATTTCCCATCTGCGGTTTTTAACATTCTTAACTGTTTATCAGTTGTTTTTTTACAACCAAATCTCGAAACTAAAGTTTCAATTTCGGTTCTATTTTCATCTTTAAAATTTTTCCATCCATTTTTTGCATTACTTTGTAATTCAAGATACTGAGTTCCTTCTTTTGTGTTTCGTACAATTGTCATATGTTTTCCGGCTGTTAGGATAT